GTGGCGTTCATTTTGATCCGCCTACTGGACCCGAGGTGGTGGCATCGCCAGCTCCAGAGGGTTACTTCCAAACACAGGTCAGATTGACCTTTGAAACCTTCGAGGATCTCTAACCATGGCCTTTTACCGAGGGCAGCAAGGCAGCGTCAAGTTTGACGATGCTGGTGCTACCGGCGTCACCATTACCAGCACCCGGTCGTGGTCGCTGACTGTTGAGAAGGAGTCGCTGGACACCACTGCACTGGGCGCCACATACCGTGCAAACGTCGGCGGTCTGATCAGTGGTAGCGGCACTGTTGAAGTGCTCTACACCGCCAGCAGTGCTGACGAGACCAACGTGTTCATCGAGCACGTCAACACCGCAACCGATGAAGGACTTGCGTTGTTTGAGCTATTCCTTGACACCACTGGCACCAAGAAAATCAGTTTTGATGGTGTCATCACCTCGGCTGAATACTCTGCCACTGTCGGTGAGATCGAAGTCATTACCCTGAACTTCGTGACCAACGGCGACATCACTCTGGGCATCTGATCATGGCTTTTTATCGCGGTCAACAAGGCACTGTCTTCTTTGACAAAGCCGGTAGCGGCGGTCTGTCCGAGATCGCAGCAGTGCGGTCATGGTCTATGACCGTCGAAAAGGAATCACTGGATGTAACCGACCATGGCGACACTTATCGTGCCAACGTGGGTGGTCTAATCAGTGGCTCGGGCACCATTGAACTGATGTATGACGCGCCGGGTTCAGGCGACAAACTTGACTTGATCAAGGATGTAAACCAAGCCACGGACGAGGCCGATGCAGCCTTTGAGCTGTACTTGGACGAAACTGGCGGCAAGAAGATCACCGGCACGCTGGTGGTGACAGGCTCTGAATACAGTGCTACGGTTGGAGAGATCGAAATTGTGACGGTTAACTTCGTCACATCCGGTGCTCTTACCCTCAGTATCTGATGCCTGCTGCTACACCCCGCGCCGTTGACCTGCTCACTGGCGCTTTTGATCTGAACCAGCGCCGTAAATTTAGCGTCACCAATGATGCTGGAGAAACTGTGCTGGTTCTTTATTTCAAGCCCATCACACGAGCGGACCGCAAGCGTGCCAGCACGTTGGCTGGTTCTGAAGAGGCATTGGACATCAGCACGCAGATGCTATGTCAAATGGCAGAGCTTGAAGATGGCACTAAAGCCTTTGCCTCTGCTGATGCTGCCAAACTGCAGCGAGAGCTGCCGGAACGTGTGCTAAATGATTTAGAGCTGTTCCTGTTCGGGCTAGGTGGTGACGGCAATATAGATGAAGCAAAAAACGATTAGAGGAAGACTCTTGGTTGTTCTTTGAGTTCTTCCTGGCTACTAAGCTCGGGATGACAGTTAGTCGTTTGCGTAGCGAGTTGACGGACGCTGAGTTTGTTCATTTTGCAGCCTTCTACGAGATAAAAGGCAAGCGCGAAAAAGAAGCAATGGATAAGGCAAAGTCAAAACGGTAGACTGACTCTATAGGGAGGTATCGCCGTGGCTGTTTCGGTTGTAGACGTACAGGTAAGGACCGGCGGCGCGGTCAAAGAATTAAACCGTCTTGAGCAGGCGTCCAAAGGTGCAGCGGCTAGTATCGCAAGCCTTGTTTCTACTCTTGGTGCAGGTTTTGCTCTTCAACAAATAGTACGTACAACATCACAGTTTGAATCTGTTTTAAGTGAGATTGGCAAAACTGCAGGCGCTAGCGAAAAGGAAATCACGAAGCTAGCAGAAAGCCTTAAGCAGTTGTCTGCCCCAAGTAAAACAAACCTAGCGCCCACGGTGTTAGCCGAAGGTGTCAAAGACCTTGTGGCGCAGGGTTTGAAGCTAAATGACGCAGTGGCGTCAATGGAGACTCTTGGGAAGGTTGCCGTGGCAACTAACTCGGAATTGACTGATGTCACTAAGACTGGTTTTCAGCTACAAAGCGCACTTAAGATTAGACCAAATGAATTAAAACAAACATTTGACGCCTTGGCATTTGCTGGCAAGGCGGGTGCATTTGAACTGAAAGACATGGCTCAGTTCATGCCTACCATTGCATCTGCTGCAACATCACTAGGCATCCGAGGCAAAGAAGGCGCGGTTGCCTTGGCGGCAATGATGCAGATGGTTCGCAAAGATGCCCCTGGCGCTGCTGAGGCATCTACACGACTGACGGATGCGTTATTGAAAATGACGGCACCGGAGACCGTCAAAAACTTTAAAAAATTTGGTGTAGACATTGAAAAAGTTCTGAAGGATGCAGTGGCAAAGGGTGTCAACCCTATGGATGCTGCAATCAAAGAATTGATTCGTGTCACGGGCAAAGATACATTTAAGTTATCGCAGATATTTGGCGACAAAGAAGCCAAATTGGCATTGATGGCGCTGATGAAATATAAAAAGGAATACGAAGAGCTTAAGGCTGCTGCAGGTGGTGCAGCAGCGGCAGGTACTGTACAAAAAGATTTTGAAGCATCCCTAAAAACATTTAATGGACAACTGCAAACTTTGCAGTCTTCTGGTGAGCTATTAGCGTTGTCGCTGGGCAGAACGTTGCTACCAGTGTTGTCTCGATTCATTGAGGAGCTTGTGCCGCTTGCTAACGGCATTGCTGAATTTGTGCAAGGTATTGGGCAACTACCTAAACCTGTGCTCGATGCAGTTGTTGAAGTAACCAAGCTAGTTATTCAAATTACGTTACTGAAAAAGTTTATTGGGTTGATAGTTGGCGCAGCCGCTTTGTTTAAGGGTGCAATGGCTTTGCTGACTGCCCAGACAGCAATGGCTGGTGCAGCAGCACTTACGGGAAACGCAAAATTGGTTTTACTTCAAGGAGGTATTACAGGAACTGGACGTGTTGCGGCAATAGCAGCGCCGTTAGTTAATACTTTAGCTGCAAGCCTAAGAGCTTTGTCGGTCATTGGGATTGTCACCACTGGTATCAACTATGTAAGCAACGTTGTTGGGGAAGCAAGAAGTATTGAAGAATTGCAGAAACGCAGAGCAGCAGGAGGTGCTGCAGCAGCATTCAAAGGCGCTACTCGTGAGACAGTTGTCAGCGCACAAGCGGGGCAGCGAAAAGCTTTGTTGGCACTGCAAAAAAAAGAAGAGGAGCGACAAAAAAAATTGGCGAAATCAAGTCCATTGTTTCAAATACCCGTAGTTGGACCCTTGGCTCTGACTGCGATGTCGCCGTTTATGGCAGCAGAGCAAACAAGAATATCTGAAGAGCAACAATTTGCAAGAGGAGTATTAGGGCTTAATCCTAGTAATTTCAAACCTGAGGCAACAACTCAATCGAATCTTGATGACTCTTCAGGAGTTGGCATAGATCCACTGACCAAGCAAAAGAATAAAAAGCCACGCGAGAGTCAAGTGCCTGAGCTTACTCGTGAGCTTGCGCTGCTTCAACAGCAAACACAATTACAAGGTTTGCTAGCTCAGGCAGCGATTGCTAAAAATGAGGAAGATCGAATTAGGCTTGAAGGGATAGGTCGTGAGACAGAACTGCTTCATCAGGCATATGCGATTGAACAGAGTTCTGTACCTTTAGCTGAAAAGCAACTGGGCATTGCAAAGATTGCGCAGCAATTACAGCAAAGTCAAATTCAGACAGCACAGGAACTTGCTCAGTACGACCTGCAGCGACGTGAAAACGGCGTTCAACGTGTTCAGCAACTTATGGACGAGCAAGAATTGTTGCAAGCAAGACTAAACGGCACTGAGGCAGAGGTTTTGCTTAGGCAACAGATTGCGCAAATAACGAAAGATACAAAAGGATTGGACGAAGGGCAAGTCAAAGCACTTTTAGAGCGCAACAACGCCCTCAAGCAACAGATTGATGCTGCCACTCAACTTAAACAGCTTTATGCCGACATTGGTATGTCCATTAAGGACGGTGTTGTTGGCGCTATCCAAGGCGCCATTGATGGCACCAAAACACTTCAGGAGGTTGCGACCAATCTTCTGAGCAATATCGCCAACAAACTTCTTGACGTGGCCGTCAACTTTGCGCTGTTTGGCGCCATGTCTGGTACGGGCACTGGCGGTGGCTTACTCGGTGGCTTGTTTAAACCGCGTGCCAATGGCGGCTCCGTTATGGCGGGCCAAGGTTATTTGGTTGGCGAACGTGGTCCAGAACTGTTTATGCCGGGTCGCAGCGGTGGCATTGCTCCTTCCGGTTCATTTAGTGGCGGTGCAAACGTTGTCGTAAATGTTGACGCCAGCGGAACCAGCGCCCAAGGTAACGGTGGCCAAGCCAATCAACTAGGCAAAGTAATCGGTGCTGCTGTGCAGGCAGAATTGATTAAACAACGTCGTCCTGGAGGCTTGCTCGCCTAATGGCTACTTTCCCAGCAATCACGCCAAGCTATGGCGCTCAAAAAACCAGCGCACCCAAATTGCAGGTCGTTAGTTTTGGCGACGGCTACGAACAGCGCGTCAGTTTTGGCATCAACCAAAACCCCAAACAATGGTCACTGACTTGGAACAATATTACGGAAGCCAATTCAGACACCATTGAAACTTTCCTTGACGCTCGCGCTGCTGATGGGGCAAGTTTTGATTGGACCCCGCCGGCTGAGGCAACCCCGTACAAATGGGTGTGTGCCGAATGGGATAAAACAATTACTTATACGGGACGCGCCACAATCACAGCCACCTTTCGACAGGTATTTGAAGCATGACGACACCAACGTCAATCCAAACCGAGATCCAAAAGCTGGATCCGTCAGCCATTATCGAGCTGTTCCAGTTGCAGCTCACGCTGGCGGTTAACGGTATTGACACCACCTTTTACTACCACGCTGGAACAAACTCCCTGACCACCGACGTGGTGTTTCAGGGCATCACCTACAGCGCCGCACCAATCGAAGTAGACGGCTTTGAGCTGACTTCAAAGGGTGCGTTGCCGCGTCCGTCCATGCGGATTGCCAACGTCACTGGCGCGATCTCGGCATTGCTGTTGGCTTACAACCCACTGCAGGCCAAGGTCACCCGCATCCGCACCTGCAAGAAATTTCTCGATGCCGTCAATTTCCCTGGTGGCGTCAATCCAACCGCCGACCCGACCGCCAAGTTTGAAGATCAGGTCTGGTACATCGACCGAGTATCAAAGGAAAACATCCAGCTCGTCGAATTTGAACTGGTCAGCAAACTAGACCTTACCAACCTGCAGCTTCCTGGCAGGCAAGTGCAGGACTACTGCCCATGGGTCTATCGCGGTCCTGAGTGCGGTTATACCGGCAGCAGCTATTTTGACGTGAACGACAACGCTGTAGGCGTCAGCACCTCTGATGTTTGCGGCAAGCGGTTCAATAGCTGCAGGATCCGTTTCCAGTCCCAAGGCATCTCCGACTATCCGCATGGTGGTTACCCTGGCTCCCGAATCCAGATCTGAGGCCGAGCGTCACGCCAAATCTGCCGCACCCTACGAAGCCTGCGGTGTGGTGATCCAAGCTGCCACTGGTCAGATGTACTGGCCTTGCCGCAATGTTTGCGAGGAACCGGAGAAGCACTTCGTCATGCACCCGCGTGATTACTATCGGGCGTCGGTCAACGGCGAGATCCTTGCGATTGTCCACAGCCACCCGAAGGGCGGACCCGCCAGCGAACTCGATCAGCGTGCCTGCAGGCAAAGCGGTGTGCCATGGCTGATCTACTCCCTACCAACGGACGAATGGTTGACCATCGAACCCTGATCGGTCTGGAGTGGGACGATGACGGGCGCGACTGCTACACGATGGTGCGCGACTACTTCCGGCTGCAGGGCATCAAGCTAAAGGACTTCGACCGCCCCGAGGATCTGGAAACCACGCCCAGCATTTACCTACGCGAGGCGGTGGCACTGGGTTTCGAGCGCGTGGAGTTTGAGCAGCGCCGCCCTGGTGACGTGGCCATCATGAAACTTGGCACGCTGGAGCCGATGCACGCTGCGATCTTCGTGGAACCGTGGCGGATCCTGCATCACATGAGAGGCCGCCTTAGTGCTGTGGAGTGGCTCAGCAGTTACT